TATCAAAATTGATAGTATATTTGCATTATCAAATTAAACTGATACAAAGAAACGAAGATTAATTCAGATTTCAAATAGTATAAACATATTAAAATACACGATTATGAGAACAAGAGAATTTTTACACGAAGTAATGAGCCTTGCTTGGCAGTTCGTTAAGCGTAATGGCTACACCATGAGCGAAGCAATGAAGGTCGCTTGGGCTAATTTGAAACTGAAAGGTGAGATGAAGAAGAAGATAGTGAAGTTCTACTTCAAAAAAGTGGACGGTTCTGTTCGTGAGGCATACGGTACACTAAATGAAAAGCTGATGCCTGCCATCACTGGTACTGACAATAGAAAGAAGAATGATACCGTCCAGACTTACTATGATACTGAACGCCAAGAATTCAGATGCTTCAAAAAAGCTAATCTGATGTCAATCGCATAAAAGATATGGATATGAATGCTTACACGATTAACCAGCAGTTGGATAGCCTTTATAAAGATTTAGAGGCTGCCCATAACAATGATGAAGAGGCTGTCTGCCTGATGTTCAATGCTGATAGCAAAAAAGAAGCTATCCAGTTGATAACGGATGAGATAGACAGTTTGGAAGATGCCTTAAAAGGTTTTGAAACTTGTGAAGATGATGGCATGGACTACGATGCTCTATGCCGGGTACAAGGTATCAGCCGATACGCATAATACACGATTATGCAACGCACGACAGCCCTACAGACGGATTGAACGGCAACCGATAGCGAGAATCGGGTAGGGTACTATTGATTAGTTCTTTGAAATTCTGTAAAAGCAATTACGGTGTAATTCATAAGCCGTTTTTGCCAACCAAAGATAACAAACGCACATAAGCAAGTTGGAGCTTGTGAGCTGTGCAATGTTTAACAATTAATAGAAAACACCGCAAAGAATCGTCTTTGAGCAGTGAGCATACGGGTTAGGCGTCCGTACTGTTTTCGACAATATAGCCTGTACTGAACTGAAATAAGGTTCTGCTATTCGATTAGGGTACAGGTACTTATTTAAATTTATACGATTATGAAAACAATCCAATTCATTTTATCCATATTGGTTAGTATATGCGCTGCCGGTATGCTTTACGGGGCTATCACTACTTACAGTCCTATGAAAATATTCTCTGTCACTATAATGGGTGTTATATGTGCCGGATGTGCTTTTCTAATAAGAATCTCTTATAAAGAGTTGAAATAAATGACAAATTGTAATACCGCTAAAAGGTAGACCTCAAATCCGGCACAAGGCGCATGGGTATGAGTGCACAATAACCTTGTAAACCAGCCGGGCGGTAATTTATGAAGTAGCATTGTTGGAATGCGTGTAAGCAATTAATTGTTGGTATTAACTCATATTCTGATTTCTATATTCATCTGGCTTACAAGAAGTAGGTTCGACTCCTACCTTTTTAACGATGTTTTAAACTTATACGATTATGACAGTGGAAGAATTAAGAGGCATGACGCATGAAGATTTAGTAAGGCGTGTGCAAGAACTGGAAAAGGCTAACGAAAAATTAGCTGAAGAGAAAAAAACATGGTATAAATCTTGGAGTGATTTGCAACAGAAGTTTGATCATTTCAAGAATGCGGTTAAAAGCATTGTTCTGATAATAGATTAGATATTCGTGTTTTATTTTGATGTTTGTACTGGGTGTGCCGTCCGTGAGGATAGTGCACCTTTTTTAATCGGATGGTTAGCTTATCGGTTAGAGCTTCGTGCTGTGCAACCAATTGGCACGATTGAGAGGGGTTCGATTCCCTTACCATCCACGAATCATTAATTAAATTTTATTCTTATGGCAAAAGAACTGAAAGAAAGAACAGAAATCAAGAAAAAGCTGAAAAAGAAGAATGACAGAATCAGCTTTGACTTTAGCGACAAGCTTGCCGGACAGCTTCGCAGGTGTACCGCTGATCTTAATAGGTTGGCAAGGATTGACCGGATAATAGACAAGGAGCAAACGTTGTATTCGGTGGACACTAACAGGGAAGCCGGATATATTGAGGTTATCCGCAATTATTAATCAGCCGACTTACACGATTATGAGGAGAGTTTTTAATGAACTTACACCTGAATGCGAGATTACGGCACGAATGTATGCACAAGGGTATGAGAAGAAGGAGATAGCCGATTTGAAATGCAGGGCTGTGAGCACAATAAACAACCAGTTGCAGAAGGCTTTCGAGATTCTTCATGTAAGAAATGGAAGAGAACTGGCGACCATGCTATATGAGCGTTTGGCTGGCATGAAATTCACTATGGATTTCCCACCAATAGCCCGTTCTGTTATCGCCTGTTGTTTATTATGTGTGTTTTCAATTACGTTTTATCAGGATTTCCATTCGGATATGCGTAGGGCAAAACGGATTAGAGAAGAGAAAATAGAATTTCTGAAAGATATGATATGAAAAGAGGAAAGGTTGAATCCGTACAGAAACTTTGGCTTAATAAGGATGAAACGATGGCTTATTTGGGGTGTAGCGTTGATTACCTTGATAAACTTAGGAATAACGCCCAGGTTTCATTTGCCAAAGATGGAAAAATGATTTGGTACAATTTGGAGTCGATCAATAGATTTTTGAATAGAATGAAAGTAATATAAACCCTTTAAATTTTACGATTATGAGTCTTATTAAAAAATCAAATGAATTAGTAATTCCTACCACTGTAAAGATGATGATTTACGGTCAGGCTGGTATGGGAAAATCAACAGTGGCATTGAGCGCACCGAAACCGTTATTATTGGATTTCGATAATGGCGTTAAGCGTATGAATATGGCGCATTTGGAAAACATAGATACTGTACAGGTCACTTCATGGAGTGATGTTCAACAGGTCTTGCAGGAGGATTTGTCTGTTTATCAGACCATTGTAGTTGATACAATCGGTAAGATGATGGATTTCATCATTACTTATAAATGTGGCAGCCGCCAACCGTCTATCAGGGATTGGAGCGGTATCAATGCGGAGTTTTCATGGATGACACGAACACTCTCGGGGCTTAACAAGCACATCATTTTCGTTGCCCATCGCGACACAAGAAAAGAAGGTGATGATACGGTGTTTATCCCTGCCTTGCGTGAAAAATCCTACAACTCTATCGTTACTGAACTGGATTTGCTCGGTTATCTTGAAATGAAAAGCGAAAGAGGCGTCCAAAGACGTACTATCACTTTTGACCCAACTTCAAGAAATGACGGTAAGAATACTTGCAATCTTCCTTCAGTGATGGAAGTTCCTACCATCCTTGACAAGAATGGTAATCCAACCGCAAAGAACGACTTTATCACCGCCAAGATAATCAATTCGTATTTGGGTATGCTTGCTGCCAAGAAAGAGGCACAGGAAAAGTATGATAAAGTTATTGAAGAGATAAAAGAACAGATCGAACTTATTACGGATGCGGAATCTGCCAATAATTTTATCGCGCAAATAGATAACTTTGAGCACGTTGGTTCTTCAAAGCAAATGGCGGCAAAGTTGGTAGCTAACAAAGCGAAGTCTTTGAATCTGAAACTTAATTCAGAAAAGAAATATGAACCAGCAGCCTAAATATCGTATTTACGCAACGCTTCTTGATGGCTTTGGGGCATATCTGAATAGTGATGTGATTTGGGATAAGTACTGGGGGTGGTCAGAAAATCCACCCCATACTCCTGAAGAATTTCACGAACAACAGTTTCAAGAACTGATAGACCGGATTAACCGCAAGCCATTCGATAGCGAAGCGGCAGACCGTGGCACGGCTTTCAATGAAATCATTGATTGTATGATTGAGAACCGTAAATCTTCTATAATGGAAATTAGCAAGGCATATCACGATGACGGAAAACTTTACGGGATAAAAGCTGTTTACAACAATCGCACTTTCACTTTTCACATTGACCTTTGCCGCGAGTTTGCCAACTACTACAAAGGAGCATTAACCCAACAAAGAGTAGAAGCCATCTTGCCTACTGCATACGGTAGTGTATTGGTTTATGGTTTGATTGACGAACTGATGCCTACCAGTGTTCACGACATCAAAACAACCGGTAGTTATACCGTGGGAAAGTTCAAAGATCACCACCAGCATTTAGTTTATCCTTATGCTCTTATGCAGAATGGGTCGGATGTACGGACATTTGAGTATAACATTGTAGAGTTCAACAAAGGCGGTTATGTGGTAGATACCTATACAGAAACATACGTTTTCAATCCTGAACGTGATATTCCTATTCTTACTAATCATTGTGAGGAATTTATCCGGTTTTTGGAAGAAAACAGAGAACTTATAACCGATAAAAAGATTTTTGGAGGAGAAAATTAATGGCAAACCAAATAACCGGACGGATAACCGAAATCGGACAAACTGTTCAAATACCATCCAAAAACGGTGGTTCCTCGTTTACAAAACGGGAGTTCATTTTAGATGCTACCACTTACGACCCTTATACGGGAGAGCGTAGCGAGTATGAGAATGTTATTCCCTTAGAGTTTTCAGGCGATAAGTGTGCAGAACTTGACCGCTTTAATCAGGGTGATGTTGTTACTGTATCATTTGTTTTACAAGGACGTTCTTGGACGAATCAAGACGGAGAACTCAAACGTATGGCATCTATTCGGTGCTACAAAATAGATGCGCGTGGCGGTGTATCTCAATCCCAACAAACAACATCGGTACAACAGCCAGCGCCACAACCGACCTATCAGCAACAGCCGCAGAACTTTCCGCCTCCGGTTGATGCTAATGGCAATGTAAAGGACGATTTACCTTTTTAGCGTATGCTGTTCGACTTGAAGAATGATATGGAAGAGATTTGGAAAACAGTAAAAGGGTATAATGGATATTATCAAGTTTCTAATACAGGTAAAGTTCGGAATCCTAATAAGGTGCTTACTCCAAATGTTGGAGTAAAGAACGGATATGTTTATGTTACTTTGAGAAAAGATAAAAGACTGTTACATCGAATTGTTGCAGAAACTTTTATCCCCAATCCATTTAATAAACCAGAGGTAGACCACATTAATGGAATTAGAACGGATAATAATGTTTGTAATTTAAGGTGGGTAACTCGCACGGAAAACAATAATAATCCTATTACTAAAAGCCGTTTTAGTAAATCTGCTAAAGGTAAAGTTATCAATGCAGAAACTAAAAAACGAATGTCAATGAGCCGAAAAGGGGAAAAACATCCAATGTATAATAAAAAGCATTCAAGTTTTTCTAAAAGAAAGATGTCTATAACTCATTCAATTCCAGTTGTGCAATTTGGATTACAAATGAATTATATAGCTGAATTTGAAAGTGCAAAAGTGGCTTCTCTTGAAACACAAGTTGCTGCATCAAGTATCAATGCTTGTACGCTCGGCAAAAGGAAAACGGCTGGTGGCTATATTTGGAAAAAGAAAAATGATATTTAATTTATCAAATCATTATGAAATACCCAAGTTCAAGGAGTATGTAAACAAGCTGTTTAGTGAACGTGCGGTGGTGGAAGTGAAAAAGAAACTACCT